AAAGCCCAAGGTTTTTAGTTGAAGCCCAAAGCTCTTTTAATTTTGCTTTAAATGTTTCAGCTAATTGTCTGCCCGGTTTAATCGTCATTTCCGAGACGATACCTTTTACAGAATCATTCCAGGATGAATTAAAAAAACGAGCAACTATTTTTTTTGTGCTGTCATCGTTACCGTTCAAGTGTGAATGTTCACTTCTCAAAAGCATTGGAACATCTTCGAATAATCCTTTTGCCAAAGCTTCTTTTAGAACATCTTCCGAGTAATTTCTTTTTACGCGGACTGTTTTACCTTGGTATGTTCCAAAACCATTAGCGCTTTTTGTAACGCCTGCTTTGATAAGAATGCATTTATATTTATTGCCTTCTTCTTTGGATTCGATTAACTCGATTTCGTTTAGATTTAATAAGTCTTTCATTATGCAGCTTCTGTGTTAATTTGTGTAATGGTTGCGGGATCTGGTACCTCAACCTTTTCAAGCTGTGCAAGCTCCGCATCGATGTTGATATCACTTCCGAGATTTTGAATTAAACTAAGGAATGTTTTTGTTGCTGATTCTTTTGTTATTAATCCGCTTGTAATTGCTTTTGTAAGCGCATCAATTAAGCTTGAAATAACTGTAGCAAGTTTCTCCTGGTTCTTTACTTCCAGATCAGGAGCTTTGATTGCAATATCCATGTCATCAAGTTCTTCTCGGGTTAAATTGAAACCCTCTTTGTAAAGTATAGCCTGATGAATAGCGTGAGTGTAGAAAGTTTTTAAAACACGAATAGCAGCCTTTTGCTGCTTCTTTAGTTTTTTGATTACCGGCGCGCCTTGCTCCTGTGAAGTAGCTTTGTTTGCATCTTCACCATCAGCGAACCACATTGGCGGATATCCTTTACAGGCAAGAATAAAATTTTTGAACAACTTAATTGTTTGTGAGTTGTCTGTGGTTTTTAATCCGGTAGATTTTATCTCCTGTTTAACTCTATCACCATGAACCCAACGAGTAGGACCATCAGGAACCGGATTTTCTTTCTTCCACTCATCAATTTTCTTTTTTGTTGCTCCTTTTATTTCCACATCGAGAACAAACAAATTAGCTAAGCGTGTACCCTCAAGCACATTGAAAGTTAATCTTTGAAGTGAGTTTAACATATCTGCGATGTTTAGCAGATCGCTCACACCTTCAGGCTGATTTGAAACGTTGTTGATTGCGAAATAGAAAGTATCACCTTCGAGAAGATTGTATTTTTCGGATAAGGGATTTTCAGCAACGGATTGTTTACGGATAACACTCAAAATTTTGTTTTGCCCACCGAAAGAAGATTTAAACTTGAGACTTAAAATTTCTTTTACGTTCATCGGATTAGTAATAACCGTATCCAATTGTGTCGGGTCTATAAATCCTAACTTAACTTCTCCGTTGAATTTATTTACAAATGCAGGGATGATAAGCATTCCGTTGAGTCTCTTATCCAGCTCCATCCTTTCGAACTCAGCATCTAAATCATTTATGGTATGAAAGTTTTCGATGATATCTTTTATCTGTTCAATTTTATCATCTTTTAAAATTCCTTTCTTACCTGTGATAGTAACGTTATCAGGAGTTACTTCATCACCTAAAATGAAATCAATTGCAATTTCAAGAATTCTCGCAGCGAAACCGTTCTTCAGGTACATAGCGAAAACAGTCTTTAACTGTTTGTCCCGAGTAAGCTGGTTTAATCCTTTTGTATCTTTGCTTGAGCCTAATGGACGGAATCCAACATCTTCATTGCTGGAAGCTTCAGCGAAGATGTTAGGCATGAATTTGCGTGCGAGTTTTTCGAGAAAGTTAAAAGTCATGGGTATAAAATAAAAAAGGCGAGCCATCAATTAAGATGACTCGCCTGGATTCTTCCCTCAGCGAGAATTAAAACTACAAAATATTATTAGTTGTTATTCAAAACTAAATATAAATTTATCCAAAAGCAATTTATTTGCAGAAATTTTGCTTTTAATTTCTTATTCCGTAATCTTTGATCCCTAAGCTTTCTGTTTCTTCTTTTGTTACTTCATCTAATATCCCTATAGGAAAATTTTCTTTAACAATATCTCCTCTACTATCAACATAACAACATAGAATTTGATAATCGGCAAAAACAAGCAATTGGTCTCCTGAATCAATGACCATCATAATAGGACCACCTAATTTAAATCTTACAAATGCGCCCTCCGTAAAATTAAGTACTTTTTGTCTATCTTCAGGCATCTTGAGCATTTAATAATTTCATATCTGTCAGTGTATCATCCGTAAACAATTCTGTTGTTATATAATAAGCACATGCTTTGATGAGTTTTTTTAAGTCTTCGATATCTTTTTCTTCCCATTTTTTAATATAATGAGCTTCATCATTCCCTAACCATGCTGCAGCTGTTGCAATCTTATTTATTTTTTCACTTTTAATATATTCGTTAATACATTTTTGTAAAGGCATTCCTTTAATTATTGTTTCATCATTTTTATGTTCAAATATGGCGTAATCTTTAATTAGAAATTCTAAAGATTTTCTGTAGGCTATTCCGGTAATTTTATCATATTTCATTTGTTCTGCATAGTCTGCCTGGTTGTAAATGTCAACGAAGTCCGGTGAGAGTTTTTTGAGCCTATCATCATAAGTTTCTGTATTGATTAATGTCCCTATTGAAACATCTTTTAATTCATAATTATTTCCTGCTATTTTTACATAATTTCCTATAAACATTTTAAAACATGTTTTTGTAGGACACACAAAACAAGTTTGAAAATAGTCGACCCTGTCTGCGTCATTTTTCCCATCCTTATCATCATTGTGTATAGAATATAATTCGATTGCTTCGATTGCATTATGACAATGTGGACAGTGGTTAGGTTTAGATTTTACATATCGGGAAAATCTTGGATCTGATTTTCCTACAGGATTTACTGTAAAGTTATACATTATTATTTTTTTACTCCAAATATAATGGAAATTCTTCTGCGATTAAATAGTCTAAATTATCAGAGTTATGGTTTAACTGAGGGTTTTTCTTATCCTTTGTCTTTCCATCCTTTCCCCAAATAACCTGTTCAAGATCATTGATCATTTTCTCGCATCCTATATCATTTACATATAAACCAATTTTGTTTTGCATACTGAAAAGTTTAGCATTCACCCAGCTGGTACGCTCTTTGATGTTAGGATTAAAATCAGGCACTTTGAAAGTAGCATTCGGGAAATAGGTTTCAATGATTGTCCAGTTTGTATCGTTCACATCAGCTGACTCAGTTCTTCTTTGGTTCGAAGCATCGCCGTAAATAAACAGTTCACCGCTCCAGCTGCTTAACTTCTCTCTAAGAATTTCACATTGCATTCTTGTATTACAATCAGGCGTGTTCACAGATTCAAGTATATTCAAAATTAAATCCTGTTCACCGCGCGAAGGATCTCCCGGGATTATCTGACAAATAGAAGTGGTCATTGGATCAACGTTGAAATCGAAGGAGAGGCCGAGCGGAATATTAGGATATAAGCGTAAACGTTTTACATTTCTATCTCTATCAAACGCGTAATAAATTCTTCCTGAATTAAGATTTAAGAATTCGCCTTTACTTCTTGCGCGTGCTTCTTTTTCACCATAAGCATTTATTTTGTTTTGAAGTGCTTGCTGATTAATATGAATATTTTTGAAACTGTCCCAAAACCAAATATTTCTAAGATGACTGCTTTTTGTATCTTTGATGATACGATCGTAAACCCAAGTAATACCGTTAACGGGAGTCATTGAAACAATCATTCTACCTGCTCTATCAACTAATCTCATACTTTGCTCATTGTATATTTTCTCCGGCGGCTCTTCATCGTTCCATATTACATCAACATCATCAGCTTGGAACTTTGATTCTCCCTGATCATAAGTTTTAAATCTGCCGATTGAACCATTCCATAAAGAAAACACTCGATTAGAAAAACCCCCCTCGACTGTGTATTTGCAATAGTCAAGTTTGTCCTTAGGTAAGAATTTATAAACTTTATTCTGTTGAACTGAAACACTTAATGATGCGAATGTAGCGAACCAAACTTTTGTATTAGGTACTTCTACCATTTGCTTAACAACTTTATAAGCGGAGTTCATTGTCTTTCCACATCTATTGCCGCCAACTACCCAATCCTCAAGTAATTCACTTTCCTGAAATCCTTCCTGATAAGGAAGTGGTTCAAAAAATTCTAAAGGATTTCCCTCGAGTCTTAATTTATGATGATAGAAGAATTTTGCTAAATAGATTGCTTCATCCCTCGTCAGGGCTTCTACGGGCTTCTTTAATAAGTCGCTTAAGTTCATCTAATGGTAAGTTTTCAAATTCAGGTATTTGCGGAGTATCGTTTGGCAGTTCAGTTAGTTCGCGTTTCCAGTTATTTTTTTGTCGGTTATAGATCCAAACTAATATTGCAGAAACATTTGCAGGAACGTGTTTCTTAACTTTCTTTACAGATTTTATCTTAGCAGATTTCTCAATTTCTTCACCATCTTTTTCTTTTACTGATCCGGGAGCATATTCAAGATGTTCTTCAACATAGTCATATCCCAAACCACGTTTTCCAAGAGCGCTAATCATCTTGCTATCATATAAGATTTTACCGCCTTCAAGTGCGTCCGAAAACTCTTTATGTTCATTCAGGTAAAGCTGCAATGTGCTTCGTGCTATACCTAAAGCTTTAGCAATTTGATCATTAGAAAATCCATTAGTTGCAAGCTCTCTTACAACATCAAGTTTCCCTTCAATCTTTTCATACTTCGAAGGACGGCCAGGACCAACAGCTCCATTAATATTTTGTTCTTCTTTATCAGTCATTAATTACACAGGAGTCCAAGCCGGTGAAAAATCAGAGTTTGAAATTAAATCTGTTTTAGGAATTCCTTCTTGTTGTGCCAACCGAATTACTTCTTCTTTCTCCATTTGTAATAGTTTACAAATATCTTCAGTTGGAATTTTTTCTTTTATAAGACTTACTACAATATCAGCCATTTTTAAAACAGCATGTGTTCCTCGCGCCCTGTTGTGTCTTATGGTTGACATTTTAAGCGATGATTTCTTTTTCGGACTCAAAAAGACTACGGGCACTAATCCGTCCGTCAATTCATATATCTCTTTATGGCCGGAAACAGTCCATCTGTGAAAACCGTCCACAATGTTTTTATCAGGAGTTACTACAATTGGCTGTGTCCATCCATCTTCTAATATGGAAATTTTTAAAAGCTTTAATTCTGGAGGAGCAACCATGTTTGGGTTGTAATCATTCGGTTTTAATTCATCCCGGGAAATCCACTCAATTTTATTTAGAGGTTGTTTTTTTAAGTTTTTTGATGTCTTCATAAGTTATGTTTGCTTTCTTGTTTTTTGATAAAGAATTATTCATCATGTTTTGAACAGTTCGACCTTTAAAATCTCCTTTAATTACTATCTTACAAAGAAATTTCCAGGAGCAACCGCTCACAACATTTGGTTCTTCATCCTCTATTTTATCATTCGTTTTATTGTAGTGCTGTTTTATTGCTAAATTTATTGAATTCTGAATTGTACTCTTTTCAGGTTCATTGTAGGACTGAAGACAAACCTGTAAATATTCTCTCCAGGTCATTCCCTTTGGCTTATTCTTTAAACCGACTGAGTATAATTCTGTGTTGCCATATCTCCAGGCAGTTGCTACACCTTTTACACGATACAGCATTTTATGCCACATTTCTGGAAAGCATTGAGAATAAATCCATAATCCGCGTAAAGGTTCTTCACCATAAGGAGGGCAAACTCTTTGAGTTAAATATTTGCCGAATAGTTTTGTTTTATTGAAAACGTCGTAGGTTTTGTTGTAATCCCAGTTGAATTTAGAAACGGCTCTCCAAACATCTTCAGATGACCAGTCATAAATTGGAGAAGCTTTGTATGTATTTTTAAAATCAGCTTTTGATGTAATAAAATTATCATTCTTCTTACTACATATTGCGCGAAATCTGCGTAAACTTTCTTGTGTTCTTATTCCTACAAGCATACAAACAGTTCCCATTTCAACAGGATGCATCCGATCAGAGAACTCTTGAAAACTTAAACCAAGCTTGAATTTGGGATGTTCTTTAATTGCAAACTCCGGCATTTCTCTAATCCATAAATCCTTTTCATCCGGATTCCAGCAAAACCAAAAAGGTTGCTCATTGCTGCATGCATTTCTATGTTTCACAGGCAGACAATACCATTCAAGATCTACATCTTTTCTTTCCCGGACTCTCTTAACATATTCGATTGTAGGCGGATGAATAGCTTCTTCATCAAAAAATACAACTTTAACAGGTAGTTTATTTCTTTTCTTTGCAACTTCAATAGTAAGATTTAAAACAGCAGTCGAATCTTTGCCGCCGCTGAAATTAACAACTATATTATCAAAGCGATCGTAAAGATAGTTTATGCGCTCAAGAGACATTTCATAAACATTTTTGTTTAAATATTCTTTTTTACGAATTTCAGACATTTATATTATGCTTTTTTATTAGAAATTGAAGTTTGTTATATTTTTCCGGTTCATAAAGTTTGACAAACTCGAGTCGTTTACCTGTAGGACTATCTCCATAAACATTACAAATATTTACTGTATGTGTTCCTCGAGTAAATCCCTCACATTTTTCGTAAATAGGCGAAAGCTCAACACCTTTGAGAAATTTAAAAACATCTTCATCATTAACATCTCTGAAAGGAAAATATTGATAAATGCCGTTTTTTGTTTTGTAAAGTTCTTTTGGTATAGAATTTCCGTCTGAAGTTCTCCGGCCGAAAATTACTACATCATGTTTATTCTTTTCGGCAAACTTTCTAATGTGATTTTGTTGAACAAGCTTATAAATTTTGGAGCGTATTTTAGAGTTAACCGGCAAAATGAATTCAGGATTTTTATCAAGCCATTCAAAGTTAAAACCTGTTTCAATTATTTCCGCATTTAATTTATACTTTTTCAAATATGAAGTAATGAAATTCAAATGCATCTTATATTCTAAAGCTTCAGAAACTACAGCAGCGTATTTGAAACTACCAAGCTTTCTAAATACTTCAGAAACGAGCATAGAATCTTTACCCCCTGACCATGCAATCAGAGGGTTTTTAAATAATTTTAGTTTATCT